TGATTTTATAAACTGGGATGGTTCTGTTCGTACAGATATCATATGGGAATTATTTGAAATAATTGAAGATTTTTATAAACATCAACCAGGTTATAAAGCTTGGCATACAAAAGTAAGGAGAATGATTTTCTTTGATATGATTTATGCTTTGATTATTGTTGGTATTGATGTTTATAGTCTAGATCATTCTATTCCTTCTGGACATGTTTTAACAACAATTATCAATACTTTATACAATTTATATCGATCTGTTTTAGAATATCGTCTTTTACTTAAAACAAAAACACCTTCACCAATTATATGGTGTGATAATTATCATGTTCTTGTTGAATTTATGAGAGCTTATGATATTGTCGATGTTATATATAAGATGGATATTCGTCAATATCTTGCTAATGTTATATCTTATTTCTATGGTGATGATTTGATTATGTCTGTGTCTGATGAATATATAAAATTTTATAACTATAAAACTATTCAAATGGTTAATAAATTTATTGGACACACATATACAACTTCATCTAAATCCGAAATTATAGATAAGGATTGTGATACTTTTCATGATGCTAATATTCTTAAAAGATCTTTTAGATGGGCTCCTGATTTGTCTCGCTATGTTTGTCCTTTGGCAATGGAAGTGATTGTTGAGATTCCAAATTGGATTCAAGATAGTCCTTCAGCTGAAGCAGAAACAATTAATAATATTGAAGTAGCTGGACGTGAGATGAGTTTACACTCTGAACAAGAGTATAACTCTTTTACTGAAGACTACATTGATATATGTCTTAAAAAGAAACTTCGTCGACCATATTTTCAAAGCTGGAGAGATATGCGTGCCCGCATCTCTTCAGGAGAATTTATGGAATACCTGTTTTAAGCAGCAATTTAAATTTGGTTCCACCTACCAAGAATAAAGTTAGTCACGTATTATGTATTCTAAAAAGTGGTTGTTACACTTAGGCATTTGTAACAATATTCGCCAGCTCTATAAAACGTATACCTTTAGAGTTTCAGGTTTTGTCGAATTATATAATTTGTCATATGTAGCATTCTCAATAGAGTCTAAATGCATTGACA